TATGCATCTTCAAATTTATCAGCATCCAAGTAATTTATGGCTTTAGAACAATTAGCATTAGCTATTCGGAAACTGCCATAATCCTCCATATTAAGATCTGTAGGAGGTGTATAAGTTATTGCCGAAGTAACAAATGTTCCTGTACCAAGTGCCTCAGCCCATCTCCATTTACCCTTATTTGTGTTATAGATGAACCTCTGAGCCTCTATGAGATTATTATATGCCTGATACGCGCGATTACCGTCTGTACACGAAGCAAATGAAGATACTTCCGGTTCATTAATCTTATTCAGGCATCGGTTCAATATTTGTAAGTTCGTTCTCTTGGACATTGTTCCCTCCATACACCTTCTGACTTATGCTATGATGATTATTCCAACAATTAAATCTTCTCTCTATGTTCTCCCTCTTCAACACTACTTCCATACCTATATTCTGCAACAATTTATTCAAATTGTCGCTAGTCAAATAGACATTATGCTCTGCATTATTCCAACATCCCCACATATTATAACCAGTCTCATTTATCAATCTAGGTTCAGGAGTGGAGATAAATAATACACCGCCGGGCCTCAATAAGTTATTGGCTTTGATAATAGCCTTAATCGGATCGTCAAAACTCTGAACAACGTCCTGCATGAAAATAATATCATACTGCTTCTTGAATTCAAAATACTCAAAATCACCAACAAAAATATTGGAGTTATCGTTCTTAATAAGGTCTATACCCTCTGCTACGAAACCTAATTTGCGTAATTCTACTACATCGTGGTCTATTGTCGGACCAACTACAAGCGCTACTCTTCCCGGTGTTAGTTCTGAAATTAAAGGTAGATACACCTTGCGCTGATAATCCAGTCTTTCCTTTATACCATGACCCTTGGCATATTCCGTCTTATATTTATCATCAAATACCTTCTTGTCTATTCCTTTGTCTTTCTTGAAATAACAACCGCAACTACAAGTATACCAAACCGCCTTGGAATCTTTACCAAGGTCTATAGTTAAATTTGTTATAACCCGACGCGTACAAAAAGGGCAGACGGCTACGATTGACATATCTTCTCCTTTAAAGTTTCTGTCCAATTTATCCTATCACCCCTAGTTGTTTTGGCGTGACATTTATTGCACAAACTTATCAAATTGTTTATACTGCAATTCTTCTTATCATAGTCTATATGGTGAACCTGTAAACTCTTATAACACTCTATTTGTGGTGTTCCACATACTTGGCACTTGTACCCATCCCGTTCCCGTATCTTTTCTCTTAAATAATAATTAAATTCTTTAGGGTATGTTTCAAAAGATTTACCACCTAACCAATTTGGGTGGTTATTTCCTTTAAATATTAATCTCTGAACCACTCCCTTGCACTTCCTAGAACAAAATTCACTATAATGGTTGTATGTATTATATTTTTTGTTGCAAACTAAACATGTTTTTTTTATCTTTTTATCTTTCCACATTGTATTATTTTTACCAGAATTTCCAACCCCATAACATTTTTTACTACAAAACCTACCTGCATTTCTTTTTAATAAAGCTAAACTTTTATGAAACTTTTTACCACAAATAATACATTTACAATTATCTTCACCAATTTGAGAAATATCTTTACACGCCCTAGAGCAAAATTTCCCCCATCCCCTTTTTATATTATAGGGGTTTATTTTAAATTCTTTTCCACATGTCTCACATTTTTTTATCATATGCCTCATCTATTATACCACAAATAGTTTTAATAATTCTTTCCTTTGGTTGTCCTAATGTCATGCAAATTGGAGTACCGGTCTCCGATTCTATTGAACATTGCCAATAAGGAGAATATACTAAACGAAAACAAGGAGAACATGGAGCTTTATCTGTATCTGATTCAAGACTATAATCGTTTTTGGAATACTTACAAACGTGTTCCTTGGTGCAATGACCCAAGATGCAAAGAATTTTGGTATTAAAGCAAATTGCCGAATGGTGTATACCTGTATCTGGACAAACCACAAGATCAACATATTTACTTGCTATCATGCTTTCAATCATTTTCCATTTACCTGATTTTGGAATATATCTAGAATGTTCTTTTATAGCAACTTCAAGTATTCGGCAGGTTTCGTCTCCTACTGAAACTATTTTAACATTCTTATATTTACATATTAATTCGTTCCATATAGCGGAATAATATGGATAAGCCTTGTTCCCTCCACTTCCTGCAAGCGCCCACAATATAACAAACCCATTCTTACCCCTAATATTATCTATTTGCTCCTTGATTTTCTTTTCTTCTTCAACGTCAAAATATAATTCACCCACCCTACCTTTAATCTCAGAATAACCAGCCCAACTGTAAGCAAAATCATAAACATTTTTGTTACAAGTTTTCATTCTTTCTTCTTTAGTATCGTTATATTCAGGTTGATTTGGATGCCTCAAAAGTGAATTCTCAAGACTTCCAGTAAAATCGATAACTCGATCACATTCATAAGCAGTCTTAATTGATTGTATAAATTCTTCCAACTTATCTATAGTAACAGTATTCTCTTTATAAAGGATAAACTTATCTATATATGGATTATTTTTACATAACTGTTCTGCTGCTTCTCCTCCAAGAAAATATACTTCATGCCCTAAATCTTTCAAGTGATGAAAAATACTTGAGATTATAATGTAATCCCCAAACGCCCTTCCAATCCTAACAATTAGTATCCTTTCCCTCATACACTCCCCTTTAATTTAAAATTGGCAAACACCATTCTCTTCCTATCAACTTTACGTTTAATCATCTGCTCAGGGATAATACGTTCACGCCTCATACCATCTTCTACTTCTCGTGTGTTCTTAGCATTATTCAATATATTCTTAATTACATTGTTCCTGCCGAAAAATTCCTTATCCCTTACCATATTGCTTGACATAAATACGTGCTTAAAATGCAATCTCCACCATTCAGTACAAGCAGTACTACCACAGTGAGCCGGAGCCTTCAAACCTTTATACTGTATCTCCTTGCCACATATTCTACAACGAGTTATTGTAGTAAACTCTCCATTTATAAAGAACCTACGGCCGTAAAATTTCTTCTTACGGTCCTTTACTTTGGCATTATCTATCTGTTCTATTTTATTTCCCAGATATATCATACCACTCCTTATGTAACTTATCTACCGTTGCCATTATTTCGTTCTGATCAAACATAGTAGTACATAAAGGTAAATTCCAATCTTTGTCTAAATCACATTCCGCGCCATGATACATCCTATGACAAGGTGAACATGGAGCCTTAGATTGAATGCTATAATCATTCTTGAAATACTTGGTAAGATTTTCCTTGTTGCTGTGAGACAATAACCCTATCTTGGGAGTATCAAAACACCCGGATGCTGTCAATATCCCTGTTTCAGGGCTGACCACCAAGTTTACATACTTAGTAGCCAAACAACTTATACGTTGTTTCCATACCTTACTCATACAAAATATTCGTTCATACTTAAATTCCATCGGATTAGCATCTTCACCGCTTACTACATATATCCTTGCATCCTGGTATTTATCTACTATCGCCTGCATTATATCCTGCGCCTGAGCAAATAGTTTATGATTCGCTGAACCCTTTAAAGCCCAAAGAATCTTAAAAAATTTCTCATTGCGTTTTCTAAAAATATTAAACATGAATTCTTCGGCTTCAGATAAGTACATTTCCGGGTTGAGGCCTTTTTCATCAAAACCTCCAATTTTCAACGTCTCATCAAAATAATTTATATCATGCGCACGATCTTCCTTGGACTTATAAAACTTATTATTCTGTGGAAGATAAAGCAATCTACCTTCAATGCTTTCACATAGATTTATGCTCTTCTGATAATTCTTACCGACATACTCCATGTAATTCCCAATTTCCCAATTAGGAACAGCATCCCTTTCCTGTAAAATAAATTTATCTATATTGGGGTTATTCTCCAATACAAATTTAGTATCTGAAGCACAATTTAAAGTAACTTCATATCCGTGTTTTTTGAGTACCGATAATAAAGGCGTAATTTGCAATAAATCACCTACTGCACCCCATCTGAAAACAATTGCCTTGGGCGCTGTAGTTATCTTTGCTTCAACCTTGACCGGATATACAGTCTTCTCAAATACCATTTCAAAACTATATTCGTCTTTCTCGTTATAACTATCATTCTTAACTAAATTATAAGTTGCAAATTTATCCATATGCTTAATAATATCCGTAGGGATAAAATTATGCTTATGATTTGGATTTACACCCGGATCGTCTTTAAAATCAGGATAGAAATATTTATGGGGAAGATAAAGAATAAGGTGTCCGCCGGGTTTAATAACCCTCCACCATTCTCTTAGTGCCGTTTCTGTGTCATAGAAATCTTCAAGTAAATGTGAGGAAAATACATAGTCAAAATATTCATCTGAGAATATTTTTAAAGCATCTGGTTTAGATAAATCTATGTTTATATTAGCAGCATTACCGCCTGCGTCAATACCTATAGCTGTTGCGGGATTTATCTTTTCATGTCCACAACCAAGATCCAAACCGATACCATGAGTATATTCCAAAATCCTATATCTACATTTCCTTGATTCATAACCAAAAGACAGAGACGGACTATACATTTTCCCCTCCTTTAGAGGTTTTGGATGAGGGAGTGCCTAGAACACTCCCCCTATCCTATTTCTTAACGGTCAATGTTATCAAACGCTTCCTGGTATGTTACATCCAGATAGCCGTAAGCCGCTTTCTCTCCAGATGCAGTTTGAACTGCAACAGCATCTATTCTGATAGGCGTATTAGCGGGAATCTGAACATTCAATACAGAAGACGTATTGACACTTGATGCCAACTGCGTGGTTATTGCCAACTGTCCAACAGCAGTTGCACCTGTTCCGGTGAACAACTGGAGAGTTACATTGTCTCCTGCACCAGTCTGAGCAGAGAAGATAGTATATACTATCTGTTTAATCTTAACCGGTATACCAAAACCTACATTCTTACCGGCTATGGTATTAGTTGTCGTACCGGCAGCCGTAGCTGTACCGGCAGGAGAGAGCAATAGTGATGTACCACCATCTCCAGGCATCCTAATACGCTGAGTAACACCATATCTTGCGTGTGAATAATCTGGCATTTTGTTATCCTCCTTTTTATTCTTTCTTGGGATTGGATACAAGTATCATGTACAAGTACCCAACCCCTTAGAAAGCCTTATATTTACTGGTTGTTGTTAACTCTCACTAAATGTTCTTCTGCATCAGTTGTCCAATCCCAGACTTTCTTGAATCCCTGACGGCCAACCCAACCCTTCTTCTGGCTCCTGCCAAGATCCGTAGCGTAGTCTGTTCTGAATTCCTCAGGGAACACGATACATTCCCAGAGTGCATCTCCGCCCATGAACAACATCTCCTGCGCGGATTCCGTCATATTACCGCTGTCATCCTCTACAAAACGGCAACCGTAATAGCGGCCAAACTCGGAATTATACAGATATTCCGGTGTGGTATATGCCATATACGGAGTGAGATCGTCATGTAGATTACCCAGCGCCGTAATACAACCTATACCCACATAATCTTTCCCGCCTTTGTATCTGGGTATAAGTTTCTTCTTCATAAACTCAATTATCCCTTCTACATTCAACCTGGAAAGAGTTGTAGCAGAAGTGCCGGTATTCGTACCGGTAGACGTAAATACTATACCTGCCTTAGTCGTAGCGGTACAAACTGCTACAAATTTGGCAGTCTTGGCGACAGAAGCAATAGCCTTGTCGTAGGTATTCTTCATATCGTCCCTTATCATCACGTGGATATTGTTGTCAATATCAAACTCTGATGTTTTGGCAAGATCTTCAGTAAACGGAATGCTGTTGGCGAAATCGTCAACAGTAACCGTATCCTGGGTGATTTTGTAGCTGTCGGTCGGTACGGTTGCAGTTTCAGCAACTTTTCCGCCTCCGGTTACAACCCTGCTCCATTTATCAAATAACCTTGATTCGCCGTTCCTCATACCTATGGCTTCTTTAACTTCACAAAACTGTCTCCATATGTAAAGGGGCGCGGCTACCATCCTGAACATTTTTGAGAGTTTAGGAACGGAACCATATCCGCCCAAACTACCCGTAACTTGTACCTGCATATTATCTCCTTTTGGGGGTTACTTCTTAGTTATATGTTTCCCCCTTTGCCATGCTTTTCGCTCGGCAATCTCATTTGTGGTTTCAATTCTTGAATGTTCACCAAAATCTCTATTTACATACTCAGGCTCTGCGCTGGCTTGTCTCTGGGCAGGAATAGGGTTAGCACCCGTGTACCCACTCGCCCCAGCCGGAGCTGATTGGTTTCTTTTTGTAG